GACTGCGTTTGTGGCACATACTTGATTGCTACCTTTCCTCTGCTTGGGTAAAACTTTTTCATTTGAATGAACACTCCATCATGATTTCAATGAGACACGCTGTGAGATTGATCTCTGAGTCAGCAACGAATGCAGCCTTGTATTGGTACTCAGCGATAATAAGAATCGCTTGGGGAATACTATGGGGAGTCAGATGATCGTACAGATTGTCATATAACTTACGGAAAATTTGAACTTGATCGTTGTCCAGATTCTCAACAACCCATTTCCGAACATTGGTGAAGTCCTTCTCCTTCATGAACTTCATCAAATTTTTGATGTTCACTTCACTGAGTTGCGTCAGAATTCCCTCGTCAATTTGACCAGCGACAGAGTATCTCTGAAGCTCATTGAGAATTCTGCGGAAGTCTGGAAAATGCTTGATGATGAGTTCACTAAGAACTCGATCCTTGTGAGGCACTTCCTCGTTCTTGAGAATCATAGAACAACGATCGAAGAACTGCTTCGCCAACTTAGGCTTGTCTCCATTCTCGACCTTGAACTCGATGTTCGTGCATCGTGAATGAATCGGTTCAATAATTCGGTTCTTATAATTGCATGTAAGAACAAACCGGCAGTTCTTTGAAAACTCTTCGATGAATCCACGAAGAGCAGGTTGTGTAGACTGTGCATTTGAATAATCGAACTCGTCTAGAATCACAACCTTCTTTTGATTACTGAACGAAACCGTACTTGCAAAGTTTCTGATCTTGGTACGGAGTGTGTCGATGTTTCCATCTTCCGAACAGTTAATCAAGATGTTTTCGCACCCGAGTTCATTACACAGAGCACGAGCAACAGTGGTTTTTCCCACTCCAGCCTTGCCAGACAGGAGAAGATTCTGCATCTCACCACTCTTCACGATGTCGAGAAAAGTATTCTTGATGGACACAGGAAGAATACAGTCTTCAATTTTTCGAGGTCGATACTTTTCGACCCACAGGTTCTCATCTTTCACAATCAACCCTCATACCTTGAGTTACTTTCAAGAGCAATCCAATATGTGAGATCAGTATTCTGATTCTTCATCTGACAAACCATCTTCTTGCTGATCTCGATGTTGTAATCACCAGGCAGCATCTTCATGTTTTCAGTCTTGAAGAAGAACTCAAAGTCATGTCCGTCGTTCGGAAGTTCTCCGAGATCCACAGAGTAAGTGTTACAGGTAGAATCCTTCGAGTCGAGAGCCACCAGTTCAATGGAATCGCCACCCTCTGAAGTTCGAACCGCCAGATCGGGCAGTTGAAGAACAGATGCAGCACGAAGAACCTGAGATAGATCCTTGTTGCGAAGTTCAAAACTCACAACAACGTCGTCCATCTTTACTCTTTGCGTGACACGTTGAATCAACTCGGATTCAGCATAACGATACTTCGTTCGAGTCTTACCACTCTCTTCAGAAATAATCACATGATCTTCGTTGAACTCGAAGATGGGCTTGTCGTAAAGAGAAATCGTACCAAGGAACTTGTTCAGATCCCAGATTGAAATCTCATTCTCAAAGTTCTCAGTCACAGAAGCAACAGACATAATGTTCTTCATTGGTGAAAGAGTTGCAATTTCATTCCCTTCTGGAATGATGATATTTGAATTAATTGTTGAATAGTTTTTTAGGATGTCAAGTGTTTCTTTTGAAATCTTCATAGTATTTGTTTCCACAGTTTCCATTCACTTTTTCTCCGGTAGAGGTATTGCATCGGGAATCACTACACCTTGTTCGTGAAGTCTCTTTTCCAGAATCATCTTTCTTGCCACACCGTCTGGATATTTGTCAGTAATTTCGGACGGTTGGTTTTCAACTGAAACATAATCACTGAATCCTGGCATTTTTACAGGGCAAGAAACCCAAGGATAATGTAATTTGGTGTACGCATCTGGATCGTCTGGGTTGTTCAAGAAAGCTCTTGGTTTGTCTCCACATCCACACGCAGTACAATATTTCGCTCCTTCTCGTACATCACTGTCTGCACGATAGGGACATGGTAACATATTATCATCACCATGACAAGACAAAACTCTTAATTTTATGGTACTTTCTTCTGCTTTTCCTTGAAGAGCTCGAGAGGTTACTGACTTGCCAAAGTTCTTAACTTTATCCATGAACTTGGGTTGTTCTGGAGTCAATGGTTCGGAGGATAACTTATCCTCCGTTGATACTTTTGGGTCAACACTAGCCGTACGAGTCCTGTTCAACTGAGGAATGACAGGAAAAGATGGTTTGTTCATTTCTTCTGGCACAAGATTCCTTTTCTTATTTTCTGCCTCGATAAGATTTTTCTGAGCTCTATCTTGATCATTTCCGCCTTTATTACATCCGCATCCCATCACCATTCCTCCTCAAAGTTATCAGTGTATTGATCATACTCATGTTCAATCTCATCTGTAGAGAGATTGTGCAAATCCCTCAGAGATTGTTTTTGAGTGTGTCGGCGATTCTTGTTACGAGTTTTCTTTGCAGACCGAGTAGGACGAAACTCTTCTTCGTAGTAATCATCTCTTTTCATTTCAGAATTCCTGTATATCTCCCATGAGATTTTTGAGCTTATGCTCAACAAACTAGTTAAAAATCTTTGAACGTGAACCAACAATTGGTTCATAATACCAGTGTTGCATGATTCTATCTTCCATCTCCTCTGGGATTTCAGAAAGATCAATCAATATTTTATTTCGATTCCAGTTACGAGTTGACTCAATAGTTTCTCGATCCTCTCGTAACTGATTAATTTTCTTAGCCCCACAAGGCTTCTGTCTCTTTCCTTCGACAACAAAAACATCATCATCAGAAAGGATGTTCGGAATACCATCACCAGAATCACCCTTGACGATGTGTTCAAACAAGAAATCTTCTGGATCTGCACAGTCCAACATGGTGCGTTGAATAGGAGAATACTGATATACATTCGGATATGACTGAAGTTGTTTGAAGTCTTTGTCTCCAGACACAATCATGATCTTCTCTTGCATGTGCATATTCTTGCAGAGAATAGCGATGATGTCATCAGCTTCACATCTCTCAACCCGCATGTTCTTGTAGGGGAAAGTTTCGATAATCTCATTACGAATAGTTGTAAGAGTATCGTAGATTGCAGACCAATCTTGTCCAGACTTTTCTTGATTCTTTCTACGATTGGCCTTGTAGTGGGGAAAGTAATCCTTCCTCCAACAGTTAGATGAATCATCACAGATTACAAGTTCACCAAACTCATCGCCAAATCGGTTTCGAAAATACCGATACGAGTTCAGTGTGATATGTCGTACAAGCGATTCGTCGATCAGGTCTGCATTTCCTTTGATCTGACCGAAGATACTCGAAAGAATCACTTGCGAATTGTCAATTAAAATCATTATGCTACTTTCACTAGAATCATATCACCATTGATACGACCTGTTGCTTCCAATGCCTTGTTTGATAACTTGTCCATTTCCTGTCGGATCGCAAGAATACCAGACTCCTGAATTTGCTTGAGGGTCAACTTACTTCGACCAAAGTTCTTACAGAACGACTTTTCATTATCAAAGTTTTGAAGGGTTGTACCCTTGATATCAAATCCAGATTCACTCTCGTAGAAGAAAATCTTTCTCTGCTTACAATTATAACACACAAAGTAGTGCATACCAATAATTTTTTCTGGATTAATTGATTTTACACCTTCACACTCTTCAAGATACTTGACTTTCTTGACACGATTGGTCTTGTTGATCTTTCTCTTCTTGCGTGTGATCTTACTGTTCTCATCCAGAAAGGATCGAATATTCTCGAAGAAGTCACGAAGATGACCCAACTTGGTCTTGTTCAGAAAGTCCCAAGCTTCAACAAGGTCATCATCACTCTCTTCTATTGCACCATTCACATCTTCCAAAAGAGAATCATACTCATCTAGGAGTTCTTTCAAATCTCTTTTGGCAGGCTTGTAAACCTTGACCAGATTTTTCATGTTTGGTTTTCGGATACTACCATTCTGACGAAGGTTTTCAATGTATTCGTCAGTCATTCTATCTAAGACTGTTCCGATTGTCTCTTGCATCATTTCAAAGCCATTCAGAATAAACTTCTTGTTTCAATCCTTCTTGTAGGGGAACTTCATAAAAAGTTTTCTTTAACGCGATGTCATTATTATCTATGCACACTTTCTGTTCTTGAGAGGATAAATCTTCAAATTTTATTCCATCACTTTTTCGGACTTCCTCGGCTATGGAGAGAACGTATGTATCTTCGTTCTTCCAAGAGACAAACTCCTCGAAGTGAAAGGTTATTCTATCAGAAATTTCCTCCCAAGGCAAGTCCATTATGTGATTTATTTTGTAAAATCTTATCTCACGGTACTCTATAAGATCATTTGGTTTCTGTTTGACATAACCCTGTATAGCAATTTTATTTTTGTCTGGGCATAAATGTAGGGTTTCCCAGCAAAACTCAATTCCTCTTTTTGATTTTTCGCTAATGAAAGATTTGGCATTTCCAGTCTTAAGACCAACCACCGTTCTAGACTGTGGATCTTCCGCACAAATCAAATAATCATGTCCATCATAATCCTCTACAAACAGAAAAGGAAAGTCTGGTGCGCTTCGATGGATGTTGAAAATCAATCGACCGTCATGATACACGGATCCGATTGTATATTCATATTCTGTTTTCTTATTGCGAACGCGGAACCGTACTGGAGTTACAATTAAAGTGTACTTCCCAGAGGGTGACTTGTGTGTTTTGATCTTGTTCTTGACTGGTTTTGCACTCTTGAATCTAACCTTTACTTTTTCTCTTTCTTCCGAATACCAATCTTCTCGGATCTGGTTTGGATTCATGGCTGTCGCCCTTTGTGTGAGTTCAGGTTCGCAATACTCGACTAAAGTTATTCTTCTTCTCGAACGAAATCGTATGTTCAAACTTGTCAGAAAGTTGATCGGTACGATGCGAAATGATGAATACATTTACCTTTTTACCCAAATTATATAGAAGTTTCATAAACTCATCTGTACCCATACTGTCCAATGAAGAGTCAAATACTTCATCAAGAATCAAGAGATTCGTATTGGCACTATTCTTCAGTCTCGCAACTTCTCTCCATGCAAGAAGTAA